GATTTAAATTATTATAGATAATGTTGTTGCCGGTCAATGCAGGAATTTTAGTCCATAATGTATCTTCTAACCCATTTTGATTCAGCTGCCATAGCCACACATCCGAATCATTAATGTTTTGTGCATCGATATTAACAACTTCATTGGTAGTGGGGTTAGTAACTGTGAATGTTCCCTGATTCAACGAACCTTGTACAAATCTGAAGAAAAATCCAGTAGTAGGACTGCCTGCACCGTAGCCATCGTCGAGATAAACACAGGCAATACTATTTCCTGCTTTTGGAGTTTCTTCGTATATGTAATCTTGTCCTGCAAATGCAGTACTTACTATTTCAAAAGGCATGCCTCGTCCGGCCACGTTGGCTGTAAAACTAAAGACTGGTATATTTGTATTAGTGGCATTGAACCTATATTGTGCGGTTGGTATATTGTAAACTGTTGCGGAGTCAATGGGGTTGCCAAATTGCTGAGTTTGAGGCAGGGCCGCATTTAGCACTCTAATAAATTGATCGTACCAATTGGTATTACTGGCATCATTCCATGCAATAGTTTGTCCGGATAGATTTCTACCGTTGCTATCGGTAACATTTTCTGTTGTGGTAACTGTGCCAACCTTTAATAATCCGCTGGCACTAGTACTTCTACTAGGAACATAACTAACTAATTGTGAAAGATTCAACAAACTACTACGACGTTCAGCTGTTTCAATAAAGTTTTCTCTAGCATTTAGGTCCACCCGGAATGCAATGCTTTGCCCAACAAATGCAATCAAATCAATAAGGGCCAAATACTCACTGCTTTCAACATAATCGTTAAAATCTTCAGGAAAATTAACGCGAATATAATCTATCATAGTTCGACGTAAATTTTCAAAATCATAACTGGTAAAATCAGCATTGGTAAATGTCTGATAGATTTTTTTCCAGTCTTCTGATAATAAAAGATTGTTCTGTCTTGTGGTTGAACTCATGATTTTTCCTAGTAGCAGTATTTATTGAATAAAATTAAGTGCATAGTTAATTACTGCTTCAATGAAGTGGCGAGTAACCCTACTTTCTGATCAAAGTGTATCCTTAAATTTTCACTTAAATTATAGGTCACGTATGCCAACGTCATCTCCAACTGTAAACCAGTCTCATATTGTGTTATGACAACATTACTGGCTTGTATTCTAGGATCTGCGTTTACTATAGCGTTGATATTTTGCAATAACAAGTCCTTGACTTGTGGTGTTAATGGCTCAAATAACAAGTCCCAAATAACACATCCATATTCTGGATCCATCAGTTTCTCACCTTGACGCACATAAAAACTGTTTAGCAAGTCTTGCTTGATCAGTTCAAAATCATACAACGCAAAATTCTTACTGTTTTTGTTAACTGTACTAAAACCTCTATATTTTCTAGCGATCGGAACAGCAGGATTACCCGTACCAGGTATTGTTGTTCTGTTATAAAGTGATGTTGCCATAATCTTTCCTTATGCTTTCTGGGCTTTTTCTGGGCCTAGTATGAAATCAAATGTATCCGTTGCTGTAGTATACTTGAGATAGTACTCAGGTGATGTTTTTGTGCCATTAGTAAAAATAACAGGCGAAGTCACTTCTCTATCAGTTTTTATTGATGTCATAGATAATGGATCTAAATTTTCGTGTTGAGGCCAAGGTTCAACGTTTGGTATACGTTTCATTATACTGGTTATCTTGTCTAGTTCTTTCGAATAGGTATTGCTAAATGTTGTTAGGGGTATTGGTGCAGTCGTTAATGCAGAAGGTGCAGCCGGACCATTTTCTCCTATTGTGGTTGCAGTCAACAATATGTTGTTTGTGCTTTTTAGATTGGTATTCAAACTGGTCAAATTGATAGATGCTGTGGTTTCTACATTTAAGTTTTTTAATACATTGATATAATCGCCAGTCACTTTTACTTTGTAGTTTCCGCCAGCAATAAAATTAAAGTCACCAACGGATTCTACTTGAGTTCGTGTTGTAGACTTCATGTTGATATTGCGACCAGCTTCCATGTTGATATCACGATCAGCATAAAAATTCATATCAGCTTTGGTATGCACACTGATACTATCAGCGGCAAAGATATCAATTTTTCCATTACTGGTTAATTCAATCCACGCAGTGCCTCGAGAATTACCAATGTAGATCAAATCCTCACTATTGTGTAAAAGTATTTGGTGACCAGTGCGTGTTCGTATACGCACTAATTCGTTGTGCGGAATTGTGGGATCGCCGAGGGTTGGCTCGCCACCTTCCACTGATGCATATTCTGGTGGGCCTGCTTTGTCACCTCCGGCGGGTAGTTTTCGTCTAAAATTATCGTCGCCATCATCCATTACAAATGTGGTGCCGCCCAGCCTGCTAATATTAGCTACTTTTTGTGGCAATGTTCCTATCTTACCGGTTGGAGCATTTGGTCTTCTATCAACCGGTCCAGGTGTACTGATACCAAATACAGTGCTTGGTGTTTCACGTCTGGCACTGCTGGTTGTGATCCCGCGGACATCGTCTATCAACAATCCTTGTAATTTTAAAACATCGGCAAATAAACTTTTAGGTTTTGCAATCTGAGTAAAGTTTTTAGGAGCATTAGAACTAGACTCAAGCACTACTTTATTAACTTCAGCAGCCGGCGCTCTTACACCGTCATTCTCTACTGTGAACGCAGTAGCAGCCATGCCAGGAGTCATGAAATTTGCACCAGTGTCTGGCACACATCCTATCCAATATCCCCTTGCGGCGTCACCATTTATAAAAATTACAATTACTAATGTGCCTGGGTCGGGTGGAACAAACCACATACCGTAACTTTTCTGTGTGTCATCGTACTTGTTATTTTTAGTTACATAATCACTGCCGGTTTGTCCAGCAAATGGCATCATGGCTTTGACTTGGAATACTTCGCCGGAAAAATTGCTGTTACCAACTTCTCTTAGGATTCGTACTTTTAAGCCGCCGCCATAATCAGGATCGGTATGGCCTACCACTTCTGCAAGTCGAGGTGTTTCAGGAGCAGGTTGTCGAGGTTTAGTTGCCGAGTCTAGTGACATTAGGTGCCCTCGCCCCAGCCGTTGTTTGGTATTTCGGTCTCAGAGGTCAAACGTGTTCCTTCTTTTTTATACTCCACATCCTGTCCAGGTCTTCTATAGCCAGATAGTTGCTGTGTAAATGAACCGTCCTTGAAAGTACTAACTACCTTTAATAATTTATAAAACCCTTTGAACATATTTGTTGTTTGTGTTTTTCTAAAATCATATAATCCAGTAGATTGTGCAATGTCTGTAGGCGATTTAATATTGATTACTATATCCGATTCACTAGATTGAAAATCGATATCGCCCTTTTCTGTTATGTTTTGAGCAGTAGAAAAAATGGTATAGTTTCCCATTCCGCTGTTGGCAATATAATACGGATCTCCAACAATCTTCAAGTTTAAATTAACCATGTCATAAGGCGTGGTTAGTGCTTTCATCATTAATTTTGCGGCCACTACAAACTGATTTTCTGTGGGTGATCCTGTCATACCTTCCGTTTCGGTACTGATAGCATTATAACGACTTTGACTACCTTGAACCGAGCCACCTTGCAAGACCACATCACCCTTGTTAGCCACCACTATTTGTCCTTGTTTAGTTTTATCGGGGTTCACTGAACCGGTTTTGTTTTGTTTAAATGCATCCTGATTTCTTCCAAACTGGTCAAATGCAAACGCCGATATAAATCCATTTCTTATGGTAAGATCGAATGACAACACTTCTGTGTTCAATCCGGTATACAAGTATTCGTATCGTTTAGCAACACGTTTTTCTAATTCTTTTAAACCCGGTGCACCTGCGCCAGCTGCCAACATTTTGCTGTCGTGATAGCCGTATGGTAAAACCCTATACACTACTATCTTGGGAGTAAATCCTGTTCCACTCTTGTTAGCTTTACTAGGAACATGAAATACTTGGGTATCTATCCTCCACCAAGCTCGCATTCCGGCAGAATCATCTGCACCAGGTGCCATTGCATCCTTAGGGTACCCACTTTGTAGTATTACAGCATTGATAATCTGTTCTATTCTAATACCTTGCTTGAATTGAAATACACCTTTTTTAGGATCTATTTTATTGTCTGCTCGTCTAGTCTTGTTAATATCATTGTCCCATGTTAGTACATTCTCAGGAAATTCTTTGCTATTGCGAGCAAGATCAAAATTCATCAAGGCATAGCCGATAGGATTGAGCGCACTGTTTTGTTCGAGCGTGCCGTAACTCGATTCCGATATCTGTAGTTTTTTCTTTATCGACGCCAGTGTAGATACAGATGCAGTTTTTGGTATTCCTGCATCTGACCCGGATGCTCTTTCATCCGGAAATAAAATAAAAATTTGATCGGGCTCTACTTCGGTTTGTCTTTTTAATTCTTTGAGTTGACGATTTAATATAGTTTGTAGGCTTTTTTCACCGGACTGCAACATCTCCTGAACAGTTTCGCCTGCTATAAAAATATCAGATTTTACTGTTGCATACGTGTTATTAAATGCTTCGCCGTTTGTGATATAGCCTTTGACACTATATGTGGCTCCAGATGCTGACACTTTCATCTCAATACTAGTGATTTTGAAAGGTACATGTTTAGTTGTATTTGGAATATTAACTAATTGTCCAGTTTCTGTGTTGCCTCTAAAATCCACAGTAATTAAATATGCCGCATCATTATAGTTTGAATAACCTGCTTGGTATGCGGCCACTTGCATAATTGTAACAAATTGCCCCATACTATAGGGCTCTACCACAGTGAATTCAAGAGTTAACGTATTTGTATTACCTGTAAGTTTTTCAAATCCGTATTGGCCGTTTAGTGTCAACTGTGTCATAACAAAATCTAATTTGTATCCGCCAACTGCATTGAATCGATTTGCAGTATCAATACTGGCACTTTTGCAAATAAATCCTAGTTCTGGGGTTTTGCCAGTCTTATAACTTTCGTCGGGAAAATTGAGTTCGTTAGGTGTTAAGCAAGATAATCCTAACACGTAGTTATAACTGGCGAATCTACTTAATACATTGGGAATTGGTAGTTTACCAGTATATGATCCACCTGCAAGTTTTTTAATTCCTTTAAGGACATCTCCGGCAGCTGGGCCTGTTTGTGCAATGGTTGCCATTATTATATACCCAGTGCTGGTGTTAGTTCGCTAAGTTTGCAAATATAGATTTGTGTACCCGGTACAAAATCCAAAATAGGATCTTGCAACACATCAAGATTGCGTTGTATAAACACCCACCATAACGTTGAATCGCCGTAGAGATCGTGTGCTAATAAATCTGGTCGATAGGTGTATTGCGGTTGTATGGTATACAAAAAATCGTCAACATTGGAACTAACTGATCTGATATTCAAAATATCAAGGTATGTGTTAACTACAGGAGTAGTATGGTAGGGGCTAGTTTTGCTGTATGTTGCCATATTAAATATATCCTGGTCCGGTGTTCAAGTATCCACCTGTAACAAATCTATCAAGGCTGAATTTTTGTGCTGAATTTCTACTGTACATTGGCTGTAGTGTAACACTGAATGAACTCTTCGTTGGGACATAACTGTCACCTCCAGGTGTTTCTCCACCAATGCCAAACAACGAGCCTAATGCTGCCACTTGTCCTATTCCTCCGGCAAGTGCTCCTACATCGCTGGGTGAAATTCCAGCAATTCCGCCGTAACCACCAAATGCATCTGCAAGTCCGCCTATAGCATCTGTTACGCCTTGAACAGCACCGGCGGCACTGCCAACTACTGGAACACTGATATAATCACAATCTTTAGCCAGTGTGGTTGTAAAATTTGTTACGACAACAGGAATATTGTTAAACACATAATTTCCATATCCATTAAGATATACTATTGGAGGAGGATTGCCAGCCTTTGGATCATTTCCTACAAACATTTTGGTTAAGGATCTTAAATAGTGTATGGCCGCAATCCAGTAAAGACCCTGAGTTCGATCTTCAACATACATTGGGGCTGTAATAGTTATCTGTCCAGGTTCACTGTGTTGGTAAGCCTGAAAATTATAATTTGTATGAGTAAGATTAAGAGCCTATACTTGGCTA